TTACAACCCTTACTACTATTTCCTTTTTACCGTCAGCCATCTTAGTAACTTAGTTAATGCTTTTATAAATGGTATCAGCATTCGCTTGTACCATACATCCTTCACTGCATAAACATCCTTGACCTTATGTACCGACTTGACTTTGTGCGTTTTCAAATATTCCTTGTGTACTTCTACATACCCGTCTCCTATCTTAACCACATGCCACTGCCCGCCGTACTTATCCATCATCTTCTCGGCTGCTTTGATTGCTTTTGTTTTTGTTTTCAATATGTTTGATAAGCCTTGTTTGGAAACCAACTCTTTCGCCATGACTCATTTTTTTAATGTCAGATAAGCATTCATTGGAATTTTGAGACAGCCAGAACACCAAGTCTTCATACTCGTTGAGCATCTTCTTGATTTTCCTTGCGTATCCTGTAATCTCTCCATTCTCATCATACATCTTATTTAGTTCCCATAAACTATCTATTTCTCTATCGATCCTTGTCAGTATCCTTAGTCTGTCTACTCCTACTTCGGTGTCGGCTCGTTTAGCGAGTCTATTAATCCGCTCGACAATATCTCGTCGAAGTTCGCTATCACCTCCTCCAGCATCAGGGAATAATTGCCCAAGCTGCGTGGTGATGCTTTGGAAAAATTTTCTACAGACTCCTCCACTGTCCCTCTGGTCAACCCGTTTTCGTGCATTTTAGCGATCTTCTTATTTAAAAACTCCTCATCCAAGTTAAGCTGGTCTTCACCTTCCTCCAGGCAGATCAGAGCGAAACATTTAGTTAACGCATCTTCGTTATACTTCTCATACTCAATAGAGTGGTGATAATTCTCAAACTCCCCCCAAGCCTGTACCCACCTCTGCTTATTGAAGTGTCCCATCGCTCTCTCCATAGTGTCCTTAAACAGCGGTCGGTCAATGCCTTCAAGTGACTGTAACAAGTACATCTTGAAGAACGTGAACCGCTTGTCATTGATCTCGTTCACACTATCTAGCAGATAATACGTCTGCTCTCCTATCGTCATCTCCTTCATACAAAATAAGTTGTTAGTTCGTCTGTTATGTGGTCGACCAGTAAATCAACTAGCTCGTCCATGTTGTCTTCGTTTAGTCCAAGTAAATGTGGCCACCTAGCCAGAAACTTATCTGTCTTGGCCTTGTCAGTTGACTCCAGTTCTATTGAAGCTCCACTGATCTTTGCGTTTATCCCTTCGTGAAAATTACCTTCGTTATGTAAATTAATAAACCGTCCTTCCCTACCCATAGCCTGCTTGAGCTGAGGGTATCCGATCTCATATGATCTGACAGCATAGTCCCCGAACTTAACACCCCTGGAGTCTTCACCCATGATCTCCATCTGATGAACATTCATGTCAACCACAGTACTACCAAGGTCTTCCAGTCCACGCATAACAGACCCGTTTAAGTAGTCTGTCAAGCCAGCCATTTTCATTGTGAAATCTTTCGGTGTCATCCTCTGTAACTAATATATCCAGCTTTAGGTAAATAATCTTCACACGGTAAACAGATATTATCCATTGAACTCATGTCCACACTCAAATCGTCCATGATACCCCTGTGTCTAAACCCAGACGCATCGTTCCAGCCATGTAGCATATTGTAATATATGTTCATCTTATATTTGACCACTTCTCTATTGTCTGCAGCATCAACAGTCGAGTTAAGTTTCTTGCTTGCCAGGAAATCCTCAAGTACACGAATAGCCACCTTGAGCTGGAATGCCTTGGAGAAAGTTAAGATATTGTCAACCAGAACATCTGTAATATCACAGGTCACATTAATCTTGGCAAACACCCCTCTGCTTGTGGCTGTGTAGTAAGATGTTATGTCGTTCATGTTCGGTAACTTGTACTCGCCACCACTGTAGTTCAGGTCAGCGTTCTCAATCTCAATTGGCTGAACATCAATGTATTTACCGAAATGTCGTTTAGGAGACGAGCTGCAGCCACAGTCAAACTCATATTCGACCGCCTCACCTACAAGCTGGTATGACTGAGCGTTATCTGGATCGTACTCGTAATATCCTAACAGATACTGTTGACCCGTACCGTAATCACCTTTGTAGTTAGCAATAAAATCTGTCACCTCTTTCCATTGGAGACTGAGCGGATTAGAGTATTCAAAGTCAAATGTAGCGATTGCAGACTGTTGGGATGTCTCGTACAAGAATAGCCTAACTGTCTCTGATTCAGATAGCTGAAGACCAACCTTACTTATTACTGTCTTGATATTATTGGAGAAATGCGGCCTGAAAAGTAACCCACAGAACCGAGCGTTCTTAGTAGCCAGATCAGTGTAGTCGGCCACACCATTAGACACGTCAAAATTATTCAGAACATCTCTTGCGCCTAGTTTTGATTTGGAGTTACTGATAAAATCATACATCAAGTTGGCAATCTCGCTCTGGTGAACAGCAGCCAAGTATGCGTTTACATTAGACCAGTCATCGCTCAGTGCGTCTTCGATCACGTCGAAGTCAACTCCAGGTAGGTCATTGACGTATAATCCAGAGTCAGAAGTAAGTAAATGGTCGCTTAATGTAGTTCCCGAATTTGATTGTCTCCATCCAACAAGATCAGAACCAGCCGAAACAATATCATTGTAAGTAAACATGTCTAAAATATCTTTACCACAAAGATACCGATTAGCTCATGCCTTTACAACGGGCGTAATGTTTCATACCACTGTTCTCTGCGTCTAGTGACCACCTCCATATCGTACTTGACCCTGACAGACTCGTACAGTTCACCTGCTAAATCGTCTACCTGAGATGGGTTATCTATAAGTCTTTGCATTCTTTTCGCCCAGTGCTGCTTATGCTCGGCTACAAGGCAGTTTTTCCCGTTAATGATATATTTGTACGGATAACAATTACTAACGACTATAGCCCTTCTCATGAAGCCTGCTTCGACCATCTTCAGTTCTGATTTCATCGAGTTGAAGTGATCAGACACGAGCGGAGCCAGAGCAACATCTATCTGGTTGTAAAACTGTGTGTATTTCCTGGCTGGAGCTTTGCCATATAGAAAAAACTTATCAGGGACAAGGTATTTGTTTCCGGACAGAATATTAGCGAACCGGTCGTATACCCCTGACTCTGATTCGTACCCGAATAGACTGATCGTAAAATCACCATGTAATCTTCTGGGAGTACTGCCAAGAATAGATAAATCAGCCTCGTGACAATGACCACCTATCCAGCCGAAATCTACGCCAGGTGTTTTCTCTTCGCTCACCCTGAACTGCGGGTTCTTAGGGTCGATAGCGTTCTCGAATATCTCCACATTAGGGTTCAACTTGCTTATCTCTGATTGCAGTAATGGCGTAGTGCATGTCACATAGTCATACAGCTTCAGGCCGTCCGTGAGTAGCTTAACAGTGTTATTTTTCCTGTAGTCATGATATAACAAGTGACTAGGTGGCAGAACCCAGTAATCGTCAAAATCGATTATGGTGATCATGCCTTTTTTCTTGAGTTGACGAACCAAGTCATTTGCATGAACGAACCAAGACTTGCTGGCCATGAAGATGTCAAAGCCCTCATAGGCAGTGACATCAAGAGAATCGGTAAACAGTATCTTGTGTCCCCATTCTGCCAACTTCTCGTGTGGAAGGTATTGTCTGTACAACCCTGTTCCACCGTACTCTCTCGGAGCAAATACTGCTATTTTCATAATTGACTTGGCCTGTCTTGATCAGAATCTCCTTTGTGAATTGTATAATGCGTATCACACTTGTAAGCGTATTTTATTGGTTTCGGCTCGGGATCAAATGGCTCGAACCAGTTTGGTATCCTGATGCGACTGGAATTATTCAACCCTGGGAGTGGCGACAAGTTCGTCATTAAGTCAATATAATCTACTTCCAGATATTGGGCTAACTTATGCCAGCTATAATCAGATGATATCCACCTGTTTAGCTCATTGGCATGGTACGTATCTACTATCCTGAAGCATGAGCCGTCCTTGGCCTTTACCACCCTTCCAATGATGAATAGCTTTTCATCAATAGAAAATACCCTGTAGTCGTAGAATGGATGGTTAAGGTATCTATTTTTAGCATACTCCATTGACTTACTTGGGGAGAATTGGTAAAATGACGGTAACTCGCTCTCAACGAAAACACTTCCATCTGGGTAACTAATTAATTTACCTGGATTGATGAAGTAATAATGATTCATAATACCAGACCTCCAGCCCCTCTTAAGGTAGAGTTGTTCGATCAGATCATTGATTCCAATGGCAGCAACCGTGTCCGGCTTATGGAAGTCCTCTAGGTAATCCAGCAATTTAGTCCCTGTTCCCCTTGGAAGAACCTTATCCGATCTTTTCCAAATAGCCAGCCATATATCAACACGCTCTATCCTAGCATCGAAATGAGTAGTCGGGATATAGCCTAAGATAACCTGTATTCCATCACTATCTTTGTAGATGATCCAGTTGTATCTCTTGTTCACCTCATCGTAATACTGCCATTTCATTAACTCGTGACTAGTGGCTAAGATGTGATTTGGCTTCCAGTATTTGTGAATAAACATTCTGAGTTCTGGTATCTCCTCTGCTTTCAAGTGTCTTATTTCCATATTGTTATATCTAATCGTGGTTGCTCTAGGTCTGATAAATATTCTGCAGTAGCTAAGAAGCCCTGCTTGATACCAAGTTCTTTTAAAATCTTCAATGTGTCGTCATTATAGCTTCCCATTGGATGAGCCATAGTAGTTGCTTCGGGTATCATCTCTAAGTTCTTTGAGTATTCATAATACTGCTGGTCATAACTTAGCCTACTCATCCTCCTTGGGTGCGAATACGAATGAAGACCAATCTCATGATCCTTAATGTCTTCGAGTTTCAGCGACTCCACTGGCTCTCTGTGTGGCTTCATTATTATGTCGTGAATATCTGGGTAGGTCATGTCCCTGAAATACCGATACAACCTGTCTTCGTATGAATAGAACTTAAACTCGGCCAAAAAATCTTCTGGCATAGTTACAGGAACAATATGTGGTAGCATCATGACTTCAAACTGACGGAAAAACCACGCATAGAAACCCTCACCTAGGCGCTCTCGTGTGGCCCTGTCTTGCTCCATCTCGTTATGATGGTTAACAAAGAAATAGCCACGTATTCCTTTCTTTTTCAGCATCTCAGCCCCCAATATCTGACTAGGTATTCCGTCGTCAAATGTATACAAAACTCCGTCACCATAAGTATCTATAACTTTCTCAAGTACAGATATATCCACACTTCCACGTACAGGATCAAACCCCTTTCCGTGTAGATGGTGTATCATAATTCCAGTCATGTCCTTCTAATGTTAAATTTACAAATGGCAGCACACAGCAAACTCCTACGCCGTCCTGCCTTATCATATTCGCTGTCTGCTCGATCGCATTCTGTACCCTACCAGGATGCCCGCCTTGTGTTGGTAATGGATACTCCCTGTAGTTGGTCTTCTTGTCAATAGTTCCACCGTCTACACCGCATAAAACCACATTGTTTGCTCCCATATTTGCAGCAATCTGAAGTGCAGCTACCACGGGCGTTCCGGCAGTCACTATCATCTTGCCCCAATTCTCCATATCTACCTTGCAAAAACCCTGGTCGTTATGCTCATAGAAATAATACTCACCTGTGAAATTATGTGTCTTGTGTGCAGGATGGGATATGTTATGCTTGGATGTGATAACAGTTGCTCCTGAATCGATTGCTTCCTGAACAATATCATGGTGATGCGACAACATATAATTACACGGGAAAAACTTATACATGTTGTTTAAACATATAACGGTCTTATTTTCAAAGAACTTCTTACTGAAAAAGTCCATGCTTGAACCGCTTCCAATAATATAAATATCCTCGCCCTTATGCTTCCCGTAAATCTCGGTTACGTTGTGTGAACTGGTCTGCCCCATTTTTGATTTAATCGTTTCTTATATTTTGAATAGTCACCCCAGTTACAGCCTTTTTGTCTTAGCGTGTGACTCCAATGAGTAAAGAAATCACACCTATCAGGCTCCCTCTGTTCGTAACCATCTATGTCAATTATCCTTACACCTCCTACCTGACAGCAATAGTCTTCTACATAGAGATGGAAGCTATCAAATGTTACCTCATCGAATCGTTCTGGTCGGTCAGCATCTACTAGGATAAAGCACGAGTCGCAAGTCTCGGCTAGGAACGATTTGCCTTTCCTTGCCCACCTAGAACCATTCCCCACAACACCCATAGCACCATGAAATCCATAAACCTCAATGGTTCTTTCAATTGCTTCTGGTAGACCACAAGTAGTAACGTCTGAGTGAATGAAACCAATGAGTCCTGATTCGCTGTCGAGTATTTCATTGTATAATTTTGCTGGTGAATTTGTTGGCTCTAATCTAATCACCTCTAAATCGCTCCCAGCCAAATATAGATCGTAAACTGTATCTATTGTATAGAATTTCATTTCTTATATTTCTTTACCGCCTCGCTCATTAATGGTACTTGTCCACCCGTCATCCGAGCGAAATCTGCCTTTGGTATCCCACTACATAAAGTCTTGGATGTAAGATGCTTAATGGTATAGTCAGCTACTAGAGCGTGTTTAATCCCATGATACTCAAGCTGATGCGCCCAGATATTATCCGAACACCAGAACTCAACACCCTCATCGAAGCCGCCAGTCTTCTCCATAGTCTCTCTTGATACTATCAGCCCCCATCCACACAGCTCTCTACCGACATTACTGCCCTGGTACACACCCGACGTGAAGTCTTTATGAAAGCCCCATCCTGGGTTGAGCAGACTGATACTACCATACTCCTTTAGATATTTCTCGCATTCTGTCCAGTTCTCCCCAAAAATAACATCATTATTAGCGAAACAGATTGCATCGTCTTTGGTCAGGCTGTACCCGAGATTAAGACACTTATTGTAATTAAATGGAAAGTCATAGTGTATCGTCTGACAACTGTACACCACATCTCTATTAGCCTCGATGACAATACAATTAACGCCACTAGAATTAATGGCGTTAACTGTCATCTGTCTCAGCTCTGGCTTCCTTGCGTCACTTACTATTACTACCTCCATAAATATCTACATATATATTTTTCTCCGATACAACTTTCTGCATTATTGGCACATTCTCCCTGATCTGCTCGTCCTTTTCTTCTTGGCTAATACTAGACTTGTTTTTCCAAACGATCTCATTATAAGACCCCTGAGCATCAAAACACCATACACCAGGTACTCTAGGACAGATATTCTGGTGCGTAACAAGACCTGATCGGCCTATCCTTGAGGTCAGTTCGGCGTGTTCAAAACCCCACATAGTAAACCTAGGATCGAAACCGCCAACTGTCTCTATACATTTTCTAGACAAGTACAGGCAGCAACCGAAACCACCCTCCCAGAACACGAGATTACTGGTCATATACTTGATTTTTATGTTCGGTTGACAAGCATACACCATATGATGAATACCTGCTTCTACCCAAGGTTTCCACCATTCTTCCCTGATCGGAATACAGTCGTCATCAAACAAGAACAGGTGGTCTACATCGAGTAGTTCTATGCACTTATTTTTAGACTTGGCCACACCTAATCTCTTCTCGTTGTAATGGTAATCTCCGACCAGTTCAGCCCATTTCCTGTTCTCGTCAGGATCGTCTGAATTGTCGTCAACAACCAAGTACTGAACACTATCGTCGTAGTATTCATTAAATTTCTTCATAGTGTCCTCAAGAACATCTACTCTGTTGCGGGTAGTAATCCCAACTCCAATTGTTTGCATTTGATGTCGTCAAAGTTATCTTTCATAATTCTTTTATAGGTAGGATGGATGCCGGCCAGGATCATGCCTAACTGTCTTGGCCTGTTCTTGAAAGTCACGAAAATTTCCCACTTATCAACACGAACCAACCCCTTCATGAACCTATACCCTGAAGCCGCAAGCATAAACTGAGCCGCTGGTGTCCACATAGCCTGGTATGCTCTGTGCTGGGCCTGCTTGAACTCCGCCGTTGTCATTTTGGAAAAGTCTTTCATGCCTCTAATTTAGAAAGAATATAAATAAGAAACAAGTTTTTGTGGATTTATTTAACAGCAAAAAGGGGAGCCGAAACTCCCCTTCCTGAAAACAAACGCAACCAAAGCAACAGATCAAGAACTCTGCAACCCGAATTTAAAGATTGGTGTCTCATCAGCAACGCTCAATGGGGCTTTTGTCAGAGCCAGGTCAATCGAAATTTCCCAGACTTCAGTCAAATCTTGTGTAGCTCCACCAGAACCAGAAGTATCCGCACAAGTCTTTTTGTACAATACACTCCATGTCCAAGGGAAACCAAATGGGTCAGCCATAGTTGTCCACTCACGCTCACCAGCAACTTCACCTTGACGGTTCAGAGGTGGAATCCAGTCAAGAACAGCGACTGAATCAGGAGCGGCAACGTAACTCTTAATATTATAGTCAGAAGTGACTGTAATAGAGTGTGATGGCATAAATTCGATGTTACCATATTGGTAACCCAGGTTGCTAGAGTTGGCTTGTCCCTGAGCAGTTTGCTCCATGTGGATTGCACCAGCACCAACATTCTCAGCAGCTAACAAACGGCCACTATACTTATTCTCACGCATTACTGTCATGATATAATTATAGAACCTGTCCTTATTCGCCTGAGTGATTGGGAAGATATCATTGGTAGTATCGAATGTACCCATAAAGGCACTACCGGCGTTTACACCAGTTTTATTAGACTCCAGGTAAGCAACCATAGCTGTCTCAATTGCATCGTGAGCAGCTTGGAAACCACCTTCTAGTTCAGCGGCAAGAGCCTCAGCTCTTTTGTAGAAATTCCCTGAATGTCTCTTGTAAGATACAGTAATAGGGAATGAATATGTAGTCCAGCTCAAATCAGCCGTTCCACTATCTCCAACAGTAGGAGAGGGAGAACAAGACCGTGCGCTTCCAACAGTAGGAGTAGACTTAGTCAAATACTTAGTAGTAGTCGTCTGAGTCTCAGCCTCTCTGATAGCAGCAAGGTCGGGTATCGTATATTCGACGCCATCGAGGAACATGTTGTGCGCCCCATAGAGTTTGCGTCTAAACTCTTTATCTTGGTACGGCTTGTTTAGTTTTCCAACTGCTGCAAGCAATACCGAATCAGCATAATTAGCCATTTTTTATTCGATTATTTCGATTCCTTCGGTCTTACATTTCTCAACAAACTCATAAAGCTCAAGCGAATTTGGTCTAATACCATGCTTTTGCATATGATCTTTTAAGTTGACAGATTTCATACCAGAAGAACTTGCGGAAGAACTATCACCCCTACCTCCGCTATTGGGACTCTTGACGTTTACGTAAAGTTTCGCAAACTCATTAAAAACCTCTGGAATAGGCCGAGGGTCTAAGTTTTTCTGTAGATGTTCTACAGGCGACTCAGCGATAACCAAACTGTCATCAGCAATGTCGAACTTAAACTTACTCTCGATCATCGTGCGTAAAATCTCACGCTGATTTTCAAGCAATGCACCTTCTGCATCAATCGGAACACTATCCACAAACTCTTTGAGCCTTAGAGACTTAAACCTATTGTTGTTGGTTGATTTAACCTCATCCAACTCCCTCGCATGGTCTTCGACTAATTGATCTATCTGTGCTTTCAGCTCGGCCACATCTTTTGGACTTTTTGCTTTTGATTCAACAATTTTGTTAACCAAGTCTGTTACACCATTATAAGAATCAATGCCAAATTTACCAGCAAGTTCCTTTTCGGTCATCTCTAAAACCCCACCTTTAATTCTGTCGTAGACAGGCTTAGGCAGCTCTTTTCTGTTCACTAATTCCGCATCGAAAGAGTTTTGCAAGTTCGTTTTTAAACTATCCAACTCCGTTGACGTGAAAATCTCGTGACCAGTTTTAAACTCGTCAATTAAACCACTAATGCCGTCACCTTCAAGGGCAGCACTAACATCCTCTGGCTTTTTGTTTAACAGCGAAGCCAAGGCCGCTACATCATTTTCTTTCATATTTTTTTCTCTCTTTCACAACCCACCTCAACCCCTTACCGTAAGTGCGAACCATTTTTTCCCATTTCTCATCGGTAAAGGACTTCATGCGTCCATTCTTGTTTCCGTTACTATCTATTGGATATGCTCGTTTCATAATTCGTTAAAGTTTTTGACAGCATCGTCTAACCGGCCAATATTCTTGCCCTTATAGAAATACCATCCACCTCTTCGTTTCTCTACAGCACCGCTCTCGACGGCCTGCTCCAATTTCTCTAATGCACTTATCTGAATCCCTGCCTCAACCTCGACTGGGTTTACTACAGGTTCAGGTGCTTTTGTTTCGTCAGGCATCAGTTGCCATCTCACCCCTGCCTCTTTGTACTTGAGAATGTTCTTCCAGTCATGATCCTCAAAGGTCATAACCCTAGTCCCACTCCGCTCAATCTTCATTACTCGTACCATGTTTCCAAATTTTTCGTTTTATAGAATCTATTCTCTTGCTCATATCTTCACCTGATTTATACAGGTTGATTGGGCCGTATTTGTTTTCAAACCAGTCAATTAGATCATCAAAATTCTGCTTAACCCGCTTCGTGTCTTCGTCAACATACATAGACTCAAGCACTTCGGCCAGAGACACAGTTGACAACGGTTCAAGGTCGAGCAGCATCAATGCTCTTTCCAGATCAGCATAAGAGTTTCTGTACCTGGTCAGAACCAGTTCTTGCAACAGTAACCTTATCTCGGACTGAGGAAGACCAGAACGCTTGCTCTGCTCAATCTCATCCAGTATTGTATTTTCTTCCCTAACGTTTAGCTTCCTACCATAGTGTATCTGACAGCCCTTGTATTTGTCCTTGTAGACCAACTTGCCGATCACGTTAGTAACGAAAGTCTCTACAGCCTCAATATTGTCCAGTAGAGACGATATCTTGTCTTCTAGTGGCTTTAAATTAAGTATAGTCTCGGTGGCCGTCTGAATATTCGTCTTGACCATCGCCTTGATACCTGTACCCGAATAGACCACTCTCTGCTCTAGCTGATCCAGTTCTTTGCTCTGGTGTGACAAGACCTCAACAGGTGGCGTAATGTACTGTCCGATCATACTCGGATTGTACGTATCACCGTTCTTATCTAACTCAGGAACAATAATGATCTCACTGGCATTCTTTGGTACAGTTGCACCAACTCCTTTACAAACAGGACACTCCCCCTCTACTCCACCTACCCATATCTTACCGTTAGCACAGGCATTACCATCACCATCAACGTAGGTACACTTTGTTCCTTTTAACGCCAAAAGTGGGCTTGCATGAAGCAGTTCTGAGATGACATGTTCGGCATGCCTGGTCAGGTAGTCTTCTAACAATGGGAGAGTCTGGAAGATGTGAGATGTCTTAACGTGGTCATTCAGAGGTGTTTGCTTAACATCTGATATCTGATACGCCTGAACATAACCCAAGGTGTTCTTGATCAACTCAAACCCCTCTGCAGGAACAGCCTCATTGTCTGGCCCCATTTCGTAAATAACATCCTTTTCGTCGTCCATCACACGATAGAGCCTGACTGTAATGTCCTCGCCCTTCTCGTTCTTCTTAACACGCTCACCGAACTTCAGGATCAGGTATTCAACCTTCTGTCCAGTCAACCTGAAATCATACACGTCAGAAAGAGACTTGAATATGATATACGGATTTCCACTTGGTTTTGATGGTATGCCGTCACGTATTTCCACACCGCCTTCGATGCGTCCACGCTCGACAACGGCAAAACCACCAAAATCAGTGTATAAAGCGTCGTTTAAGAAGTAAGCAAATTCATCTATCGTTCCATTTTTCCAAACCGTGTTAAGCAACTTTCTAAAGTCAGCAACTAATTCCTTGCTGTCACCAAAATCATAGGTTTTCCTAGTACCCTGGTTGTTTTTCCACCTGGACAGTTCATCTCTAACTTTCTTAGTTAAAAACTTAGTTGACGGCTCCTTGAGTTCTCTCGTACCATAATTGATAGCCCGTTCAGGCCCGATTATAGACGAGAGGATATCTTTGTAGCCCTCACCGGTAACGTGTACCTTGTGGTCGTCCTGAATGTTAATGCCAACTTTAATGTCGTTAGCATGCAAAGGACTGCCTAGAACTTGCTCAACATTGGTTAAGATCATGAAGCGTTAGTTAAGTCTAAATACCCGTCTTCATAAGCAGCTCCAGTAGTAGCGTCCTCACGCATCCACTTGAACTCAATAGGAATATAACTCCGATTTCCGAAGCCATCATGTACCCAGTCTCCAATGTAATTAGATGCTAAATAACCACGAGTTCCGCCGAAGCAGAAGTTTTTGTTGGTTACATACCATACTCTCAGCCTTTTATGGCAATTGAGAGCTTCGAGATCATTAAGAATGGTCAGGTTAAATGTTTTAAGATTACCCTGGATACCCTCACGCTCGCTAATTACAAATGGCAGATTATCAGAAGTATCAGCATCACCGATTTCCTGTCTTTCCCCAGCTAGTTTCTGGCCGTTTGCGATATCATTGATTACAATAACATCACTACCTCCAGTTGAAATAGCATCCTGAAACTCAGCTACGGTTGGCACATCTCCTGCAGGAGAAATATCAGTTCCAACAGCGGCAACTATAACCATCTTGGGAAAACCGAAATCAGTCTGAGTACAACTGTTTGGAAATGAACTCATGGATACTCCACCAGCGCATTCCGTAGAACAAATAATATCAGCCATAATTTACAATTTTTAGCAAAAAGTCCAATGGCAAAGCTACTAAAAATTTTTGTTGTGTGGAATGGGTCTAAATAAGGAGGGTGTTAAGGCTTTGATTGAAACCAATCCATCGCCTTGTTGAAAGCCTGCCAGAGCAGAATCGCTCTCATCTGGGTATTGGGCGGTCTGATCTGAACATCTTTACCTTTCCGCTCCTTGATGTACTGCTCAATGACGAACAGCATTTCCTCGGTTGAGAACTCTGACTTGGTTATTATATTGGCTAGTTCCATCTAGTTTTTGTCTGTTTGGATAATATTTTGGCTAGTTTGGATATCCCATTCAAATACAAGTTCTTTCTTGCTATCACCAGCCACCATCACCTTATATCTGTATGTGATCACGTCTCCAAACACAACACATTTACGTTCAAGGATGTACGCATTTTTTCTGTACGCTCTGCTTCCGTACTCAATAATGTCTCCTGGGGAATGTTTTGGTGCGACAATCTCTTGGTGATATTCCAGTGCGGTGTTTAGTTTTTTCTTTGTCTCGCTAAATAGCATACCGAAAATCATAAAGAGAAACATGCATATTGTTATAATTAGCACAAGTGTTTTTTCCATGTCTTTCATATCTGTTCGATTGTCAATTTCTTTCCACTAAAAACCCTTTGTTGGCAAATATTTGCGACGAGGGCAGGAGTCGAACCTGCGGGGCCTGTTTGCCATAAATAGCCAGCCGAACTGTACTAAACCTTGGGGAGGTCAGGAGAATCCGTTCACACCTCGTCATGGCCCAGGTCAATCCCCTTTGTCTAACCATTATAAGAAGGTCTTTTTAATGTGTTAATAAATCTATCCTGGGTCGTTTAAAGAACGCTCTGGTCAGTCTGGGCCAGTACAGTACTCTAAGTTTTACAATGCTAAGATATGAATTATTCTAGTTCTGACAAATCTTTTCTGTACTTTTCTTTACGAGAATACTTCTTTTTGTTGCGAAACGTCTTATCCCGTAAGTCCAGTTCAAACCCAGCCTCACGAGAACCCTTGCGAGACGCCTTTATTTTTCCCATTTCCTTGCAGGACATTTGCTTCGTTTTGATCGGGCCTTGGCGATTATCGGACAGCCACATTTACCGCATCTAGCGGGTCTGAGTCCGTCCCTTCTCAAGTGTTCGCACTCAATACAGATACTCGTGCGGTGAGTTGCCATCTCCTTAATCTCTGGCGTGTCCTTCTTGATCACGTTCATCCAGCCCTCCATAATAGCCAGCACATCTATGCTCATATGTATCTACTTTGATTAGTTATTTCAAACCACATCCTGTACGCTAACATATCAGAATAATCAGGTGAACGGCCGATCAACTCCTTCACTTCCTGCTTTGGTAACACGCTGAACTTCCCGTCGTTATCCACATTCTTCTTCTTCACTGTCTCTAGTTCTGCCGTGATCAACTCCCTCTCGTCAGCCGAACACCTGATATATATCTTCTCGTTATTTACGTAATTCGCCAGATAGAAATATAACTGGCTCTTTAAGTTAGAAAAATTCTCTTTCTGGCCCTCAACCCTTATTGGCGCAGCATTATTGACTATTCCTACAGCTCCATCGATCAGGTCTAAAACTCCAGAACCCAGCCCATCTTGATCTATAACAATATTCTCCGAGTGTACTTTATGCTCGAACCGAAGACGTTTGATTAGATCAGCCGCCTCTGGTATCTTATTCTTAGCCATCGTCTCTATCCTAATCAGCATCATTCCTTCCCAAACTCCAACAACAGTCTTGTCTCGTCCCATACGGGCAATGTCAGCCGAGATATATCTTCGCCCACCTAAGTTCTTTGGCCTGAAACACTCCACGATCTTAGCGTACTTAATCATGGTAGCCGAGTCGTCATCGTACTCCCAGTTTCCGTACAGAAGACGTTGTTTCTCAGCGTCTTCTAGCTTCTCTAGATTATGTACGTAGTGATCAGACAAGAACTCATTGTCCCCAGGTAGTGCAGGAATAAACGCCCTGTATTCCTTTAATGTACCTTCCTTGAACGGCTTATAGAACTGAGAATATGCCCAGTTCTTTGCTGGATTGGTCACCAATAGCATCTTCGGAATCAGGCCGTAGTCATCTAACTTGTACCGAATACGTGACATCACAATGTCTTTCGCTTTCTGGGTAATCTGAGATACCTCATCAATGATAGCCGCCGTAATCTCCAGTGAGCCAAGTGAATCGAACTCAGGGTCAGATGGGTACTGGAACAGGTCTTTCAGTAGTATCTCGGAGCCACCATACTTCTCGTCGAACCGAATAATATTGTCCTTGGTGTTGAATGTCCAGTGCGTATCCCGCTTGAGTCCCCACATACGACACACATCAAAGAACGTATTCAACGTAGTCTCTTTCAGTGCTTTAAGGACTGCTCGACCCATAAGGTATCTAGTCCCAGGGTACTGCAGACAACACGTTATGATCCAAGCACATGCGATATAACTTTTTCCACCTCCAGCCGAACCACCAAACAACACCTCTGTAATGCCATTCTCGTGATCCGTCAACACATCCATCGCCTCTGCTTGGCGTTCAGTAAGGGCTGCTTCCATTCGGCTAAAATTTATTTAGTTTAGACTTGTCTAAGGCCAGTCTGATGCCATAACCAAAGTTTCTCTTCTTTGCTTGAGCCAAAAAGTCCTTAACTGATATGTACCCAAAAACATCGGCTTTCTTCTTTTTTAAGTCAACCAGAACATATACATACCATCCAAACTTAGTAAAATCCTTGTCGATAAATTCTATGAGGTGATTTCCTTTCCCAACCAAAGATGATTTAACCTGAACACCTCCCCTGAAATCAACCCCGCCGTCACCGCCGACACTATATCTGGTTTTTGGTAACTGATGCGTCATGTAACCAAATGCCATTTCACCAAGTATGCCAACAAGCTCATAGTCTGTTGACATCTGGTTATGAGACTTATAGCCTTTTTTCTTATCGTGTCTTTCAGTCGCCAAATAGCTACCGTAGTCAAACACAGACATATTTAAGTCAACCTTCATAACACAAAGATACTAATTTATCTCCTTACCTGAGTTCTCGTCTCTAAAGCCAAACTCAAGGCTGAACATACTATAAGTGTTCTTATTGTACTTGTCAGTGTAACGCCTTGGTAGCTTACGCAAGAACCACTTTTTGAACTTCGCCTCCATTTTTGGCGTCCATGTGATGTCGTAATTCCACTGAGGCTTGCCATCACGGTAATAAGTACATGCGCTGTACCTGACCTTGGCTATCTTGCACATCTTTTTGAGTGCTTTCTCTGCGGTTAGTGGCGGATTAACCCTCTTGAGCAGTAAATAGATATACCAGTCTATTGCATAATATATTTTCCTGATTTGTTTCATTTTGTTAGTTTTGTTTTACATTGGTCACATAATAAATCTTTCGTATGGAGTACCGAAACTACTCCCCTGCAATGAACGCATATCGTAGCGTCTAGTTTGTGAACTGGAATTGCTGGCTCGTAGTATTTACAGTTCTCGTGCTTAAAATTACTGTATGCCTGCCAAGAACTGGGTTGAGCTATAAACCGATAGCATTTGAGCTTGATCGGGCAGGCGTGGTTTTCGCAAAGTGCTATGTCTGGCATTATTTCAAATATTTATAATTCATACCTAATTTCATCTATCCCAGACGGGTAAAGTATTACTCGTTGATTTGGGGTATCCTCATCTCCCCATGTATAACCCCCTTTGTTATAGAACTGTACAGCTTCGTCAAAGTAGTCAATGCGCCACCTGCCAAAAGGTAGTTTCTTTATTTTGCACACATGATAATTACTGAACCTCATCACAGGGTTTTTCACTCCAGCCTTCTGTGGTCTGTAGTATTTCCCATTTGCTTTTATGTGTTTTAACTTCATTATTTCAAATATTTATCGTTCCAAGTACTCTCCTCTGTATCCATGTCAGTCCAGCCCCATTCTTTTCGGGCCTGCTCAATGTTACCGTCATGGTATTCCTCTATCCAAAGGCGTTGTTCCCAATAGTCCTGATCTCCCCAAGTGATTGAGAAGTAAAACCACAGCCATTCAAGTTCAAAGTATGGCTCCCTTTCGCATCTGGGAAACCCGAACTTGTCTTTCCAAAGTAGCGGATTCTTGCGAGTGTACGGTAAAAGTACAAATCTGTAAAGCCATCCAATCCTAAAGTGTAAAGTTGGGTTTTTCATGTTATTTTTTTAAAGTTGTAGCCTTATTTTTTGCTTTCATTTTTAGGTTGTAGCCTTAAAGACCATACATTAACCCCGTTTTTGCCGCTTAATGCGTAGTATTCCTCGCATTGAACTCCTCTGGGAACCTCTCACCCCCCTCATCGGCTTGCTCTATGGGTTTATCTTCCAGAATATCAACCATCTTGTTGAAAAACTCCTGGCTGCATTCGCTTTGTGGTTGTTGATCTCTGGCCCATTCGTTTATTGCAGTATAAAACGCATCTTCTCCCATTCCTGTCAGTATAGCAAACCATCGTTTGACATCTTCTGGAGTTGGCTTGATCAGCTCGCTTTGTGACTGTCGGGTGTTCCATAATCTCTGTGCTTCCTCCCAATCTGCCCGATCTACTATTACATGACCTTCATCTAATCCAAGGCTCATGGCTTTGATTGGGTGATCGTGTAAAAACTTTGATCCTCGGTGTGGGTTTAGTTCTTGTTTCATTTTATTTCCTCCTCCTTTTCAATTAAATCATTAATAGCCTCCTCCTCGCTTACACCGTAACCAATTGGTTCACCTTCGTCCCAATCTTCTCTAGTCGCAGACCAATCATAACTTCTGATTGGTATTGGCTTAACATCGTATTCTGTTATTATTTTTCGTTTCATTTGATTTTCTCCAATTTTGTGAGAATTGATTCGAGTTCCTGAATAGCTCCTAAGTTCTTAACTGCTTTAATACTGCCATTCGGAACTGTATCCTTTAACTCCTCTATTCTATCCCTCACTATCTTCTTGGCTTGGTCGAGAGGGGTCGCTTTGAGAACGTAGATGTGATCCTTAAAATGACAATCTCCATAATGCTGATCTAAGTCTTTGCGTAAATTATCATTTCCACATTTCAACCCCGGAGTAAAATGGCAACCATCACACCCGTTTACCTCTGGTACTGCTTTGAAATCTTCTGCTTTCATAACACAAATATCAAAATGATTAAAATTACCATGCTTCAGCTACATAATCAAAGGTAATATGACAATGGAATTTATCGTATTCATCAAATTCATCAACAGTTCGGTTGGTTTTCTTTGCGTACCATTCCTCAATATCTTTGAGTCTTGGCTTTAATTCTTTATTTTTCATTTTATTTCCTCCAGTTTTGTGAGAATTGATTCGAGTGCGAGCCTCAAAACATTGCAAACGTGCTTATCGGAATCTGGCTCTGCTTTGCGATTCATTACTCTGTTTATTTCATCTTTCACTATCCGCTTGGCTTGGTCGAGAGGAGTGGTTTTCTTGTTTACCGATTCATATATAAACCGTTTGTTGCCATAGCAATCTCCGTCACGTTCTACTAGCAATGCGTTTAATTCATCTTTTTCCACTAGGATACACAGAGCCTCTCCGTTAAAACAACAACCAAGACATCCGTTTCTTATGTCTTCTACTGGCACTGCTTTGAAATCTTCTGGTTTCATAACACAAATATTAAAATGATTAAAATTACCATACTTCCACCCGTACAGCCTAGTGTGGCTCCGATCTTGTCTTGCCACTTTGCGAGGAAAGCCGTTGCGAATAATGCCGCAATGAATGTTGTTAGGATTAAGATCATTTGTAGAAGTTTATTAGTTCCTGTTCTGCTCCGTTGTGTCGGAATATTTCTATTGCTTTGTCACGGGCTTC